TTTCATTTTCGGCGATAGCATCGGTTTTATCCTTCTGGGCTTTCTGGTCGAGATCAGCAAGCGCTTTTTCGGCCTGCTGCTGCTTTCCCAACGCCTGGCGTGCCTGGGCAGCACCGGCGTTGGCAATAATGGTCAGATCTGCCTGATGATTTGCATTGCTGTCGGCGAGGATCTTGCCGTAGCTGTTGGCCTGCCACATCCAGGCACCGGTTGCTCCAATCAGCAGAGCGACAATATAAGGAATGATGGCGAGCAAGATCGATTTCATGCAGCAGCCACTCCTATAGCAATTGCCTGGGTTCCAGTCTTGCCCGCAAACAGTGCCGCGTCTGCCGCACGTCGCCGACTTAGGCCGCGCATAGGCTTGCCAGCTGCACGATTCCATCGCGCAAATTGAGCAACAGCTCCAATCATGTCGCCACCATTAATCAGCTTCAGCAGTGTCGAACCTTCTAAATTCCCAGCGCCGAGGTTGTAAACAAAATCAACCAGCGCGTCGAACTGGCCCTGCGTCAGACTGGTAGTCACAGCACAGGAAACAGTCATCTCACGCGAAAGAAGGTCAGCCAGAAGCTGTGCGTCGGCTTTGGCCTGGGTCCATACAAGTCCTGGAACAACATCCGGACCAGTGTGCCCCCATCCGATCGTCCAAGGCGCCCCACCGGTTGCTGGGTCTGGATAAGCACTCAGCGAGCAATTTTCAAAGTACTTCAGCACGGCAATACCGTTCTGTGATGTGCGCATGGCTTTCTCCGGGCAACAAAAAACCCGCCGAAGCGGGCTGTGGCGTTATGGGCTTTTCAGGATGCTGGGAGTTCTGGCCATGCCGGGCTCTCTACCGTCAGGTCAACAAGCTTGAGTGCCCGGTAATAGGCCTGCCAAGCCTTTGCGGCCAGGGTCTCTGCATCGGTAGCATCACCCAGCTGCAGAGAGACCAAAACCGGCGCCATCTTGCTTGATGCGTCAGCTATGAGGTTTGCTTGCTGGGCTAGGTTGCGCGTGGTGATTTGCTCAACCGTCGGCGGCGGCGGATCGGAAAGCATGGGCAAGCCGTCCGGACCCTTGACGATGATCTTCCCGTTCGACTGCCCGTCAGAGAGATAGATTCTCAAATCCCACGGAATCTCCACGGCATCATCCGGCAGATCTGTCATGTATCGATCATCGCAATACCCCGGCAGGGAATACGAATAATATAGTGTCATGGTTAGATACCTATGGTTAGCCAAGAGATCAGCTGAGAGGTTGAGCCGGAAGAAACGTTGCCATCGTTTGAAATTGTAACTTGTGAGTTTGAAATTGCATTCGCGTACGCAGAATAACTACCGTTAGGGGACGTAGTACTTGTATTGACCGACGCATAGGCTACAAAAATAGACGATGCATAGTTCATCGAAAAATTCACAGTCGAACTTGCATCGTATGCAACGGTCACCCTACCCCAATTAATGATTATCCCGCCAAGCCAAGATGGCAGAGCCAGATAGCCATTGGTCGCGAGTAGCCAAGATGCACCACCACGCAATTTTTTTGGTGTGACTATAGTGGTGTCGTCAGTACCCGTGTCGGTGATGGCCTTAGTAGCAACCTTCGCAAAACCAAAAACCGTCTCTGCTGCGGCTGTTATCCCAGATGCCGCCCAGGTGAATAGCTTTAGCGGGGTAATGAAGTTAGTGTCATTTGATCCGGCATTTGTTGTTGTCTGGCTGGCAACAAAGCCACCGCCAAGTAAAGACTCAGTGGCCTGGTTCATGCTCAAAAGAGGGTTAAGAATAACAATATCCGTTCCATCAAATTCAACATCCGCAAGTTGCCCAGACACAAAAACAGCTGGAACCTTGCTTCCGCTAGCGGAATATTGCTTAAGATTTCTCACACCAAACCCGGAGATGTTTAGCGTATCAGCGCCGGTACTTGCAGCGCTGAACTTTACCCTGAACCTTAGGCCTGCACTATATCCAGGAATAGCAGGGCTTGGGGTAAGCGTCAGAGCGGGAGATGTCCCTGCAGTTGTGAAAGCAACAAGCGCCTGAGTCTGAACAGCTGCGGCGAGTTTCTTAGGCGGGACCATAGTTGCATCGTCAACGCCAGCAGACACCATTGCTTGAGTGGCGACAGCCGCACTACCAACCGTGCTCTCGGTTGCCTGAGTTAGAACGGGCAACGGGTCAAGCAAAACAATATCCGTGCCATCGTATTCGACATCAGTGAGCTGCCCAGCGGCCACGATTGCTGAAACTTTCGAGCCTGCTGAGTTGTACTGCTTCAAGCTTTTCGGGGTTAGCCCAGAAAAACTAAGCGTAGGCGAAGGGCTGCCACCAACGTTAAACGCAACCCGGAACCGCTGATTTTGAGCGTAAGCAGTAACTGGAGGGCTTGGATATACCGTATACGAAACAGGACCGCCAACACTCTGAACTGCAGTGACAGACTGGCTTTGAATCTGACCAGCATTAACAGCATGCTGACTCTGTGTTGCTGAGGCAATCTGCTCTGGCGCACCTGTACAGAGCAGGAGAATATAAGAACCGCCGCCTATAGAGCTGTTCCATTGCGCCCATAGGTCGCCATTCGGGACGATCTCGCCCCCCTGGAGTGGAGAGTGCGCTCCGCCAACCAGCGCCACAGGGCCAAGACCATCATCAATGGTACTGGCACCTGTGTTGGCCAGCTTGGCCTTCATACGGATAATCTGGCCTTCAATCCGCGAGGTAATCACGGGGGAAAAGGCGCCGACATATGCGCCGGCAGAGCCAGTATCAACGGCGAACGACATATTCCCAGTCTGGATGGACTGGACTAGTCCGGACGGCAGCAATGGCGCATATGCGTAGCGAGAGATACTGCTTGATGTGATGGTTGTTTGGCCGTAAGCAACGGTAACGATATATATGCCCGCATAGCCGCTATCTGGCGCTGGCGTAGTCTGGCTACCGGTAGCAGCAGAGGCGCCGGCCTTAACCTGAACGATTGCGGCACCCTTGCGGGAGGTATTCTGAGTCAGTCCGTTGTTGCCCATGCCACTGTAAGGCATGGCTGGGTTGGCGCTGTTGTAGTAAGGCAGCAGGACCGGGGTGGAGTCCTGATCCTGATAGGTCACTTGGACCAAATAGTTGATCGACTGACCGGTAGTGGTTGGCGCAGGGCAACTCAGCGTAACCCCATCCAACAATACCCCCTGCTTCAGGATCGAATGTGTGGTATCGGCCGGCAGGGTTGAAAACGCCAGCGCATCAACGCTAGTCAGGGCATAAATCTCGCCCGGAGCAACAACGACCTGGAGTGAGGCTGGACCTGTTGGGGTGACAGCAAAGCCATTGGCAATAGTGCTGGTACCAAGCATAGCTGCAGCGAGCTTGGCACTCCCAATCATGGTGTCTTTTGTCATTTGCAGCAGAGTGGTCTCAGGCAGGATCTGGCCTGGATATACGATCTGTCTGTCCATGGGTGCCCCAATAAAAAAGCCCGCCAGGCGGGCTTGGATTCGAATGAAGGGTTTCAGTTGGTAATGCGGTACCAGATGGTGGTGCCGTAGACCTTGGTGGCCTCGATGGCCGCGACAATGTCGGCGTCTGATACTTGCGGGAAAAGCTGGGTGGCGGGCAGGAGCGCACTGGTAGTGGACAAGCCAAACCAGTTCGTCGCGATACCTGGCCAATTTGCGGCGCCATTGCCTATTGGCCTGTATGCCGTGACAAACGCCTGATAGGGACAGCTTGTTGAGCCAAGAGGCCCGGCCACGCCGAGGCCAAGCGTCAATCCCAGGCAACCGCAGTCATCAGGCTTTGCCGGCTCAATGATCAGCGGCCACCGACCAGTGAGGTCGAACAGAACCTGACTCATGCCGTGGCGCGTGGCGCGCTCTCTGAAAATGTTGATCAGTATTCGGTTGCGGTAGCTGGAGTCGAGTTGGTTAGCCAGACGAATCAGCCCGGTACCGAAGAAGTCCAGCCCGATGATGTCGAGCCAGCCATCTGATGCGGTTTTGATCCGGGTCTGCGCCTGGGCGTATAGATAGAGAGAGAACCCCCAAGAAAGAGACTGCGCGTAACCCCAGCCGCCAGGGCGAACCGTTCGAAGCCCTGATCCGCAAGCGCAAGTATCTGCCCAACCCGGTGACCCGGTTCTGCACCATCGACCTCAAGATCCGGATCATCCACAAGTATCTGCGCAGCCTGGGCCTATCTACCGAGGAGGTGCCGGTCGACATGATGACCGGCATCCGTGCCGACGAACCGCGCCGAGTCGTGAAGATCCGGCACCGCAAAAGCACGAGCGAAAGCAAGTGGGCAACCATGGTGATGCCGCTGGCCGATGCCGGTGTCGGCGTGCAGGACGTGACCGACTTCTGGGCGGACCAAGCTTTCGACCTGATGCTGCCGACGATCAACGGCAGGACACTGGAAGGCAACTGCGACCTTTGCTTCCTTAAAGGTGCAAAGCAGGTCTATTCGATCATCGCCAGCGACCGGCCCAAGGCCGAGTGGTGGGCGCGTATGGAAAGCTCAGTGGTGTCCGGCGGCAAGTTCACCGGTGACGGGGCCAGATTCCGCAGTGACCGCCCTAGCTACCAGCAGATGCTCGACTACTCCGATACCCAATTCGACATGTTCGCCGATCACGACGAGGCAATCGACTGCTTCTGCGGCGACTGAGGATCCCCTATGCCCGATATCACCTACGGCTCTGTGTGCAGCGGCATCGAAGCCGCGACACAGGCCTGGCACCCGCTGGGCATGCGCGCCGCCTGGTTCGCCGAGATTGAGCCGTTCCCCTCGGCGGTCCTGGCCCACCACTACCCCGATGTGCCGAACCACGGCGACATGACGAAGCTGGCCGCCCTGGTGCTGGCCGGCAAGATCCCGGCGCCTGACGTTCTGGTCGGCGGCACCCCATGCCAGGCCTTCTCGGTCGCCGGGATGCGCGAAGGCCTCACCGACCCGCGCGGCGCCCTCACCATCAAATATGTGGAGCTTGCAGATGCAGTTGACTATGTTCGCGCCGGCCAGCGAAAGCCCGCCAGCGTCATCGTCTGGGAGAACGTCCCCGGCGTCCTCAGCGACAAAGGGAACGCCTTCGGATGCTTTCTTGGCGCGCTTGCTGGGGAAGACTGCGAGCTGCAGCCTCCAGGGAAGAAATGGCAGGACGCTGGTTGTGTGTAGGTGCCGATGAGGCGGCAGCAGGCCATCTTGTAGTTGGTGCACTCCGAAGCTCATGCGGCGGTCCGGATGACAACTACGCGCAAGCGGGACATCTGATCGCTGGAACGCTCAACGCCAACGGCAAAGCGGCCGGAAGCGCGACCAATCAGGACGCCGAGTCGGGCCTACTGGTGGTCCATGGCACGCAAGACCCAGGCGTTAGCGACAAGATCGCCTTTGCCCTGGGCAGGAACAACGGCCAGGAAAACGCGGTGCTGGCATTCTCCTGCAAGGATCACGGCGCTGACGCCGGGGAGATCGCCCCTACTCTGCGCGCGATGAATCACTCAGGCAGCCACGCCAACGCCGGCGGCCAGGTTGCCGTCTGCATCACTGGCGACATCACGCACACGCTGAAAGCCGAAGGGTTCGACGGAAGTGAAGACGGAACAGGTCGCGGGCAGCCGATAGTGTCGGTGCTGCGAGGTATCAGTGACTACGGGCAGGGCCTCCCATCACTTCGTCAAAGCTCCGGTGATGCTGGGGGCGGTAGTGAGGCTTTGGTCTCGTCGAGCAGTGTCAGGCGCCTCACGCCGCGCGAGTGCGAACGCCTCCAAGGCATGGCCGACGACTACACCCTGATCCCCTGGCGCGGCAAGCCAGCTGAGGAATGCCCTGACGGCCCCCGCTACAAGGCGATCGGCAACAGCAAGGCCGTCACCGTGGTTCGATGGATCGGCCGGCGGCTTCTGCAACAACTCTGAACTCCCCCACTCCACCGCCCGGGCATGGCCCGGCAAGGACTCCCCGTGAAACGGATTTACCTGAGCGGCCCCATGACCAACATGCTGGACCTGAACTTCCCGCTGTTCCACTCCACCGCCGCCAGCCTTCGCGCCGCAGGGCACATCGTCATCAACCCGGCCGAACTCAATCCGGACCCAGGGACGTGGAGCGAGTGCATGCGCCGCGACATTGCCGCCCTGATGGAATGTGACACCGTGGCCACCCTTCCCGGCTGGCAGGAATCACGCGGCGCCAGTCTTGAGGTGCACATCGGCAAGGAGCTCGGCATGACGGTTGTGAATGCCCATGATCTGGTAACGAGGGAGGCTGTATGAGCAAAGTGAAGCGGTGGTACATCGGCGTATATGGCGGCGAGGCTCAAGCGAGAGGCTGCAAGCCCCATGCCCGGGAAATAATTCGCGAAACCCAGGGAGAAATATTTGTCCTGGATGCTGACTTTGAACGCGTTGACGCCGAGCGTGACGCACTGCAACAGCGCCTGACCGCAGCGGATGAGCGGGCGGATGTGCTGGAGGGTTTGTTACGGGAGGCGCGGCACAATCACGGCGTGATGCTGTTGAGCGACCCGCCGCGGGATGCCTGGAAGCACCATCGCATCAGTGAGCGAATCGACGAGACGCTCAACGCCAAATCCCGATAGGAGTACATCCGTACTCCACCCGCAAAACCTGTAACCCCTCCCCCTTCAAAGTCAGCCGCTATAGCGGCAAGGAGAGCTTCTACGGCGCAAATTCACCCAGGCTTTTGCGAGCAGTTGGGATGACGTACTCAAACAACTCTAAGGGGAGATCCTGCTCGAACAAGGTCACCTCAAAACGCAGCCTCTCGTCATTCCTGAATATATCAAAGATTAAATCGTTGCCGCGCCAGCACTCAATCGCCAACCCGTCATGCCCCTTTGTTACGTGTGAGGCGGTAAAAAACTTGTATTCAACTCCGTGTACGACCATATCGCACCTCCTTATCTGAGGTGGCAACGATACCTCTCCCCTCTACGAATTTGATAGCCGCTATCGCGGCAAGGACGAGCTCGACCATGGAAAAGATAAAACTCGGCCCGGACCATTATCGCTACGTCGACGAGCTCGACCCCAAAGGCCTGGAAGTCACCTGCAAAAAGTACGTGGTTATCGGCGAAACCGAGCAGTGCTGGTACATCGTGGATGAATTCCACAACAACCTCTTCGGTGGCTCGCAGCGCGAGTCCCTGCTGAAGCAGTACCGCAAGCGTGTCCTTAAGGATGGCGGGGAGCACGGCCGGCGATTCGCATACACCGATAAGGCCCTGGCGCTGCGCTCGTACAAGCAGCGCAAGTCCTGGCAGATGCGTCATGCCCAACTGTCGCTTGAGCGCGCCCAGGCCGCCATTGCCTATTTCGGCGACATCAGGACCGAAAGCATGGTGCCACCCGACCGCCTGATGGTTCCGTGCGAATACATACAGGCCATGAACTGGAGCGAGTGCTGATGGGCGGGCGCGCAGTTCACCTCTATCCATGGGACGGCGGTACCGAGGCCGACCAGGATCCACCAGAGCACGTCTACTGCGGCACCGAAGGCGTTATGGCGGATGAACAACTCACAAACGACTGGCGTTACGTGACGTGCAAGCGATGCCTGAAGATCCGTGAAAAGGAGCTTGCAGCCCATGCAGCTGATGACCGCGACCAGAAGGTCAAGCTGTTCGACGAGGCCCAGGCCATCACCATCAAGCTCGGCCACCGAAATATCTCGACAGCCATCAAGGCTTTGATCAGGGAGAACGATCAGCTTAGGGCTGAGCGAGACAGCCTGCGCGAAGACCGGGACGGCCTGCTCGAAGCGGGAGCACACTTACTATGATCGCCACCCTCCGGTTCGCCTACGTCTTCATCTACAAGGGGCCGAGGCCATGATCACTCTGGCGCAAATTCGTGCCGAGCTGGCAGACCGCAAGTCCTCAGAGCATCACACCAGTTGCCGCGATTGCGGCCGCTTCGTCCCGAAAGAGCGCTGGGTGCCAAAACAATCGCCTCATGCCGTACGTGGACAGCGCCCGCTGTGTGCCACCTGCTTCGACGAATACGAAGGCCCGTTCTACTAACCCAAATCCCCCTACATGCCTGCCGGTGAGCGGCGGGCGAGGTATTCCTATGTCAGCAGTTCAGCGATTCCACGAAGCAGCCAATGACGCTCTGGTAAAACTCAGCGAGTACTGCCTGCCAGGCGCCAAGCTTGCCCTGGTCATCGTCACACCCGGCGAGCCAGAGCGGGACATCGTTCTAGAAGATAGAGGCCTGGATAAAAACGATCTCGTCAGCGCCCTGCGCCGGCGCGGCCTGAGCATCGACGGCGACAACGCCTACAAACGCGATCTGCTGGACTGCGTTGTCGGTGCCCTGGCCACTGGCGCGCAAAACTCCAACCCGCCACCGGCCGGGCACTGGGGCCAGCGCTTCTGGGACATCGGTCGAGGTGAAGCCGAGGCTCGGGAAGAGTTGATCGCCGCGCTGAAGCTGAACCGCGAAAACTTGCGCGCCTGCCAGGCAACTATCCACCTCTGCGGCGGTTTTGACCCTGCCTATGTGAACGATGCCCAGGCAGCGATGAAGGTTGCGGACGAAGCCCTGGCCAAGTTCTCCATCTAACCCACCTTCTGCCGCCCAGCGCGGCAAGGACACCACATGTTCGCAATCAAACTCACCCTGATCCTGCTGGGCGCTTTGCTGTACCTGGTCGGCACCGCAGGCTGGTTCTTTTGGCTCGGCCCACGCCTTCTGGCCGACGGCGAAACAGCCGACATCCTCTACGCCTTCGCCGGCGCCTGCGCCTGGCTGCTGATCACCTTCGGTTTCATCGTTCACATCATCAAGACAGCGCGGCCCGCGGCGGCCGGCGGGAGGTAGCTATGGCACGACTTATTGCACAGATCACAGTAAAACTGCCGCGCCTCATGGAGGCCGGCGAATACAGGAAGTTGCGGTATGTCGGCGGAAAGCCGAGCCTGCAGCAATTGAAGAAATGGATTGAGGAAGGCGAAGTGATCGGAGAGGTAAAAGGCGGGATGTATTTCGTCGATGTGCAGGCAGCAATCATGGGTTCGAGTGACCCGCTGCTGGCGAAGATGCTGGAGATAGGCTGATGGCTGCCCGGCCCCGCACGCTGCAAAACAGAAAGCTGCCGCCAAACCTTTACCCGAATGGGAAGTACTGGCGGTACCGCAACCCGGTCACCGGCGTGATGACCAGCATCAACCGCCCCCTGGAGGAGGCAATCAAGCTGGCCCGGGCAGCAAACCTCAAGTTTGCCGAGCTCGTCGTCGATGACGGCTCGCTTCTGGCGGTGCTGACCGGCGACCGCCTGCCTATTGTGAGCAACCTGCTCACGCGATTCGAAGAGGAGTGGCTGCCGGACCGGTCATATGCCGCGCGCACCCTCGAGGAAATCAAGTTCAAGCTTGAGCGGTACCGGCAGGATCTGGGCGACCGACTGATAGGCCAGCTGGATGTCCTG